CCCAGAGAGATAATGGCATTTAAACTAGGTAGTGAAAGCAGAAATATTAAAAACTCAAGCAACACTAAGATATTTAAGAAAAAGCTTGGTGATGGTATTATGGGTGAAGCAAATTCTGATGGGTCAATATATATAGATGTAAGTGTACCTGAAGATCAAATTGAATATGTTGCTGCGCACGAGAATCAGCATCAAACAGATATGCAAATAGGTAAAACAACTTATGACGATAACGCTGTATACCACATGGGCCAAGTATGGCCAAGAGGTAACGGATATATAACAGACCCAAATACAGGAAAGAAATATTCAGAAGGTGATAGAAACTTACCTTGGGAAAACAATAAAGTATGATACAAAATTTAGTAGGAGGATTATTTGGTAAAATTGTTGATAACGCAGAAGGCATACTCGACAAAGTTATCACTACAGACAAAGAGCGTGATGAAGCAAAACTTGCTTTAAAAAAGCTTTTATTAGACGCAGAGCGTGAAGCTTTTGCAAAAGAAGTTGAAGATCGCAAAGATGCACGTGATCTTTATAAAGACGATGCTATTATTCAAAAAGTACTAGCAACACTGTTTACCATAGCTTATTTTGGTATTACATTTGTAATGTTTAATTACTTTGTTACTAAAACGCTTGAGCTTGGTGAATTTGAAATAAGTTTTATATCAACAATATTTGGCGCTATGAGTGCTAAAGTAAATACAATAATAGACTTCTTCTTCGGTGGAAGTTCAAAGAAAAACGAACAAACTAATAAATAAATAAAATGGGAATTAATTCAACAGAAGTAGCTTATAGCTTTGGACAAATGGGTAGTGCTTTTACAGACGAAGATGGCGCAGTAACTCCACCATCAGGTAGAGTAATTGTAGCTATTACGTTTTTAGAAGATACTACTTTAACAGCTTTAACGCCAGCTCAAGATATGCTGGTAGATGGTACTACTGGTGCTGACTTAGCTGGATCTGCAATATCTTTTGGTAGTACAACAGCTTTAGCTGTAAATGGTGGTAACGCAGCAGAAATAGACAATGCAACCGTGTTTCCTAAAGGATTAACTATATATGGAAGATGGTCAAGCGTCGATCCTAGCGCAGCTTCAACAACTGGTGGTATAATCTGTTATTTTGGGCATTAATGCTAGGATTAGGTAATAGCATAACAGGTGGCGCGGTTATACCAACCCCAGTAATAGGTGAAATTGCTCCTAATAGATTAATAATTTGGTTGAAAAGAGGTGAAGGTCAAACTACGTCAAGTGGATCGTTGACAGCGTGGGCTTCTACAAGTCCTGCTAGTGTTAACTGGGCTCAAGGAAGGGCTGCTAATCAACCTAGTATATCAGGCGATGAAGTTACGTTTTCTAGCTCTTCTACTGATAACTTGGCCATTAGTACTGGCACAGAAACTTTTAGTCAATTTACATTGATGGTAGTAATAAATCCAGATGAAAGTGCTTCTCTAAGTGATGAATATATTATAGGTGGAAGCGATGATGATATGCTTCAAATTTATGTTGGTGGAGGTGTAGATAAATTGAGAATTACTATGAATGCGGCAGATACATCCCTGTCATTAAGCTCAGGTCTTACGACAGGAGATAATGATCTTTTGCTCACTGTAACTAGAGATACAAGCGGTAATCTTGCAGTACGTTTAAACGGCGTTGAGATTGGTACTGGAACTAGCAATATTAGCGATGAGTTTGATGTTTTTGCTATAGGTTCAAATATTGGTAGCGCAGACGATAAGACATATGACGGTCAAGTAAACGAAGTAGTTATGTACGATGTAGAATTAACAGGTAGCGACTTAACTAACGCTGAAAATGATGTTATGAATAGAAGTAACATTTCTTAATAATAATTAATTAAATTAAATAAAATAAAATGGCAAAAAGAAAGACGCCTAAGGTGAAAGACCTTGGGCCTAAAAAAATTACAGACAATCAACTAACAAAACTTCAAAGCTTAGTAAAAGTAATAAACGAAGCTCAAGCTGAAGTTGGTATGATTGAAACTAGAAAACACAACTTGCTTCATCAAGTGTTTGAAATGCAAGCTCATTTATCTGATTTACAAAAAGAATTTAAAGAGCAATACGGCGACTCAGATATAAACATTAATGATGGAACTATAAAGCCAAAAACAAATGAGCAAGTTAATTCGTAAAATTACAATAGGCAAAGATTATAAAATTGATTCTATGCATTACTCTGTAGGCCAAGAAGTCTATGGAGGGCATACTATTTGCGATATAATAGAAGAAAAAGAAAAGTACAGCATATATATTAAAAAGAATAAAGACGTAATGCCTTGGAAAGACTTTAATAAAAACATGGCTGTATCTATTGAGTATAACTTAGAGTATTAATGAGATCACCTTATAATTATATAATAAAGCCTAAAGGCCAAAGATATAATAACTCTATAGACGTTGACGGCAAAAGCTTAATAGTTAATGCTGAAATATTTAACCATCAATACGTTAATAGAGAAGCTGAAATAATATCTACTCCTATAATAGGTAACTCTGAACTTCAAGCTGGTGATATTGTAATAGTACATCATAACATTTTTAGAAGATGGCACGATGTAAAAGGCAAAGAAAAAAATAGTAAGTCTTATTATAAAGATAACATGTACTTTGTAAGTAAAGATCAAATATTTGCTTATAAAAAAGATAATAAAATAAAATCTATGAAAGGCTTTTGTTTTATAAAGCCTATTAAGTCAACTGATAAATTTTCTTTACAAGAAGAAAAGCCTTTAATGGGTATTATAAAATACTCTGATGGCTCGCAAAAAGTTGGCGATTTAGTTGGCTTTACACCAAACTCTGAATATGAGTTTGTTATTGACAGTGAAAGACTTTATAGAGTTTATTCTAAATTTATTACAATTAAATATGAATATCAAGGAGACGAAGAAGAGTATAATCCAAGCTGGGCATAAAGCAGTTGAAGAACTTATAAAAGTTGCTCAAGAACAAATTATTACTCATAGTGAAGATGATGTATCAGCTGATAGATTAAAAAATGCAGCTGCTACAAAAAAGTTAGCTATATTCGATGCTTTTGAAATACTTAATCGTATACAAGAAGAAGAAAATATACTAGAGGGTAAAGAGCCTGAAGAAAAAAAAGAAAGAGTGTTTAAAGGCTTTGCTGAAGGAAGATCTAAGTAATGTACGAGCAAACACTATATGGATATAATAAAGAAAATGATATTGTCGTTATTTCTAAAACTGGAAGAATCGGTGAAATACTTGAGATCCAAGGTTTGCGAATTGCGCTGCCAGCAGTGCCAGGGAAGCTGCATGACAAAATAGATAAATGGAAAAAAATAGAATATCCAAAAGAACTATCTAAGTTAAAAAACATATTTGATTGGAGAGCATATCCAGAAGAAGCCAAAGATAAATGGTACGATTATATTGATGGCGAGTTTAAACGTAGAGATGAAGGGTTTTGGTTTAAAAATAACGGAATACCTACTTATATAACAGGAACTCATTATATGTATCTTCAATGGAGTAAAATAGATGTAGGCGCTCCAGATTTTAGAGAAGCTAACAGATTGTTTTTTATATTTTGGGAGGCTTGTAAAGCTGATAATAGATGCTATGGCATGTGTTATTTAAAAAATAGACGTAGTGGATTTTCTTTTATGTCTAGCGCAGAAACAGTAAATCAAGCCACAATATCTTCAGATGCAAGATATGGCATATTATCAAAATCAGGGGCCGATGCTAAAAAAATGTTTACCGACAAAGTTGTACCAATATCTGTCAACTATCCGTTTTTCTTTAAACCGATACAAGACGGTATGGACAGACCTAAAAGTGAACTTGCTTATAGGGTTCCTGCAAGTAAGTTTACGCGTAGAAAAATTACTGCAAACGAACAAGAGGAAGAGCTGGTTGGACTTGACACTACTATTGATTGGAAAAACACAGGTGATAACAGCTATGACGGTGAAAAACTTAACTTGCTAGTACATGACGAAAGTGGCAAGTGGGAAAGGCCTGATAATATTCTAAACAACTGGCGAGTAACAAAAACTTGTTTACGTTTAGGTAGTAGAATTATTGGTAAGTGTATGATGGGAAGTACATCAAACGCTTTAGATAAAGGTGGTAGTAATTTTAAAAAACTATATGATGACTCAGATGTTACAAAAAGAAATAGAAATGGACAGACAAAATCTGGTCTATATTCTTTGTTTATGCCAATGGAATGGAACTTTGAAGGATTTATTGACGAATATGGACAACCAGTATTTAATAGCCCTAGCAATGATGTATTCGGACCAGATGGCGAACTAATAGATGTTGGCGTAATAGATCACTGGGAAAATGAAGTTGACGGATTAAAAGATGATCAAGATGCTTTAAATGAATTTTATAGACAGTTTCCAAGAACCGAAGAGCACGCGTTTAGAGATGAGACTAAAAATAGTTTATTTAACTTAGCTAAAATATATGAACAAATAGATTATAACGAAGGATCTACTAGCTCTAGCGTAGTAACTACTGGAAGCTTTCAATGGATTAACGGAATTAAAGATACTCAAGTTGTTTTTAATCCAGACCCAAATGGTAGGTTTAAAGTTAGCTGGGTGCCAGATAGAAATCTACAAAACCGAGTAATACTTAAAAATGGAATAAAATATCCTGGAAATGAGCATATTGGCGCTTTTGGTTGCGACAGCTATGATATTAGCGGTACTGTTGATGGTAGAGGATCTAACGGATCTCTTCATGGACTAACTAAGTTTAGTATGGAATCAGCGCCTGCGAATACTTTTTTCTTGGAATATATTGCTAGACCACAAACCGCTGAGATATTTTTTGAAGATATACTAATGGCTTGTGTATTTTATGGCATGCCATTACTTGCAGAAAATAATAAACCAAGACTTTTATACTACTTTAAACGTAGAGGTTATAGAGGTTTTAGTATGAATAGACCAGACAAAGTTTGGAATAAATTATCTACAACTGAAAAAGAAGTTGGGGGTATGCCAAACTCTAGTGAAGATATTAAACAAGCTCATGCAGCTGCTATTGAAATGTATATTAACGATCATGTTGGTATACGTCAAGATGGCTCATACGGGGCAATGTATTTTAACGAAACGTTAAATGACTGGGCTAAGTTTGATATAAACAAAAGAACAAAGCACGATGCTTCTATTAGTAGTGGCTTAGCAATAATGGCTTGTAATAGACATTTATATAAACCAACGCCAAATAGGCAAAAACAAAAAATAAATTTAGGTATAGCTAGATATTCAAACGATGGTTATTCCTCACAAATAATTAAAAATTAAATATGGCTTACACAGGTACAGGTAATTATTTTCCGAGTCAAGTCGTTAGTGATGTTGAAAAAGTAAGTTATGACTACGGATTAAAAATAGCAAAAGCTATAGAGCAAGAGTGGTTTAATGACAACGAATCATCAAGAGGAAGTAACTACAACATGCACGGTCATAATCAAAGAAACTTTCACAATCTTAGATTATACGCAAGAGGCGAGCAATCAATACAAAAATACAAAGATGAACTATCTATTAACGGCGATTTATCTTATCTAAACTTAGACTGGAAGCCTGTACCAATTATACCTAAGTTTGTAGATATTGTTGTTAATGGTATGGCAGATAAAGCTTACGATATAAAAGCTTTTTCGCAAGATCCGTTTGGAGTGCAAGAGCGCACAGAGTATATGGAGTCTTTGCTTCGAGACATGAAAACTAAAAATCTAAACGATTATGTAGGTAATGCGTTTGGAATAAACTTGTATGAAAACGATCCTGAAACACTACCTAAATCTGAAGAAGAACTAAAGCTGCACATGCAATTAACTTATAAACAAGCTGTTGAATTAGCTGAAGAGCAAGCTTTAAACGTTTTATTTGAAGGTAATCAATATGATCTTATTAAAAAAAGATTTTATTACGACTTAACAGTGTTAGGTATTGGCGCAGTAAAAACTAGCTTTAATACCTCAGAAGGTATTACTATAGATTATGTAGATCCAGCAGATTTAGTATACTCATACACAGAATCTCCATACTTTGATGATATATATTATGCTGGTGAGCTTAAAGAAATACCTATTAACGAGTTAGCAAAACAGTTTCCATTTTTAACTCAAGAAGATTTAGAAGAAATACAAAAAAAGAATAGCTACAAAAACGAAAACTATGCTTCTTATAGTCGAAAAGACAACAACAAAGTAAAAGTTTTATATTTTAATTATAAAACTTACATGAATCAAGTTTACAAAATAAAAGAAACTGCAACTGGTTTAGAAAAAGCTATAGAAAAAGACGACACGTTTAATCCACCAGAAAATGAAAACGCAAATTTTTCAAAACTACAAACAAACGTAGAGTGTTTGTATGAAGGTGCTTACGTGCTAGGGGCTAATAAGCTTTTAAAATGGGAGATGTCAAAAAATATGATGCGCCCAAAAAGTGATTATACTAAAGTAAAAATGAATTACTCTATTGTAGCTCCTCGCATGTACAAAGGGCGTATAGAGTCTTTAGTTAGCAGAATTACTGGTTTTGCAGACATGATACAGCTTACTCATTTAAAAATACAACAAGTAATGTCGCGCATGGTGCCAGATGGCGTTTATCTTGACGCTGATGGTTTAGCTGAAATAGATTTAGGTAACGGCACAAACTACAATCCACAAGAAGCTTTAAATATGTTCTTTCAAACAGGTAGTGTTATTGGTAGGTCAATGACACAAGACGGCGACATAAACCCTGGTAAAGTGCCTATACAAGAAATAAGAAGTAGTAGCGGAGGAAGTAAACTACAAGCTTTAATAGGTAATTACAATTACTACATGCAAATGATACGTGACACTACCGGGCTTAACGAAGCTAGAGATGGTAGTACGCCAGATTCTAACGCTTTAGTTGGAGTTCAAAAGCTAGCCGCAGCTAATAGTAATACTGCTACAAGACATATATTACAGTCAGGATTATATTTAACAGCTGAAGTTGCAGAGTGCTTATCACTTAGAATATCAGATGTTATAGAGTATTCTCCTACTAAAGACGCTTTTATAAATGCTATAGGATCTCATAACGTAGCTACACTTGAAGAAATGTCTAATTTACACTTGTATGACTTTGGTATATTTTTAGAGCTATCACCAGATGAAGAAGAAAAAGCTTTACTTGAAAATAATATACAACAAGCTTTACAACAAAAAAATATTGATTTAGAGGATGCTATTGATTTACGTGAAATAAGAAATATTAGTCTTGCTAATCAATTATTAAAAATTAGACGTAAAGAAAAAGAAGCTAAAGACAGACAGCTACAACAGCAAAACATACAAATGCAAACTCAAGCTAATACTCAAGCAGCTCAAAACGCTGCTCAGCTTGAAGCACAAAAAGAACAAATGCTAGCGCAGACTAAAGCGCAGTTAGCTCAATTGCAAGTTCAGTTAGATGCTCAAAAGTTACAACAAGAAGCTGAGATTAAAAAAGAGCTTATGCAATTAGAGTTTCAAATGAACATGCAGTTAAAGTCTTTAGAAACGCAAGGACTAAAAGATAGAGAGAAAGAAAAAGAAGACCGTAAAGATGAAAGAACTAGAATACAAGCTTCTCAATCTAGCGAACTTATAGACCAAAGAAAAACAGGTAAGCCACCTAAAAAGTTTGAATCAGCAGGTAATGATGTACTTGGTGGATTTGACTTAGGTGGATTTGAGCCTAGATAATTATTAACTTATATTTTATATTATGGAAGAAAATGAAAATGTAGTTGAAGAAACTACACAAGAACAAACTATTGATGAAAGTAAATTTGAATCTGCTGGAGATGACAGCGTTATAAAAGTAGACTTAAGTCAACCAATAAAAAAAGAAGAAGATGCCACTGGAGAGCAAAGCACAGATGAGGTACCTGTTCGCGACGAACCCGAAGCTAGCGAAGAAGTTCGTGAAGAAAACGTCGAAGAGCAAAATGAAGAATCTGCCGGAGAAGAAAAGCAAGCCGTTCAAAATGAAGAACCCGCTCTTGAAGAAGTAGTAGATGAAGAAGTTGTTGAAGAAGCTAAAGAGCTAGCTGAAGAAGCTGTAGAGGCTATAGCTGAAGCTGAAGCATCAGGTAAAGAGTTGCCTGAAAATATACAGAAGCTAGTTGATTTTATGGAAGAAACTGGTGGTAGCTTAGAAGATTATGTTGAGTTAAATAGAGATTATTCTGAACTAGATAATTTAACAGCTCTAAATGAATATTATAGAAGAACAAAGCCGCATTTAAACGCGGAAGAAATAAACTTTTTGATTGAAGACTCTTTTAATTACGATGAAGAGTTAGACGATGAAAAAGAAATAAGAAAAAAGAAAATAGCGCTAAAAGAGCAAGTTGCCAGTGCTAAAGCCTACTTAGACGGGCAAAAGTCTAAATATTACGATGAGATTAAAGCAGGATCGCGCTTGACGCCTGAACAGCAAAAAGCTTGGGACTTCTTTAATCGATATAACAAAGAATCTGAGGAAAATCAGAAAATAGCAGAAAACGCTAAACTTACATTTAATAAAAAGACTAACGAAGTCTTTAACGACAAGTTCAAAGGTTTTGAATATAACGTCGGAGATAAAAAATATAGGTTTAACGTTAAGGACGCTGACAAGGTTAAGACAACTCAAAGCGACATTAATAACTTCGTTAAAAAGTTTTTAGCAGAAGATAATACAATGTCAGACGCAAAAGGTTATCATAAATCTTTATTTACAGCAATGAATCCTGATGCTATTGCAAAACACTTTTACGAGCAAGGCAAAGCAGATGCACTCAAGGAGAGCGTCGCAAAAAGTAAAAACGTAAGCATGGACCCAAGACAGTCACATGGTGAAATCGAAGCTGGCGGCTTGAAAGTTAGAGTGTTAGGTGATAATTCCAATGATTTTAAGTTTAAAATTAAAAACAAAAATTAACATTTAAAACAAATTAATTATGGCAATTACTCCAGGAAGTTTGTTGAACAGTGTGCCTGCTGCACAACAGCAAGCACTAGGTTCAAACTACTTAGATTTAGCGTCATCAGCTGGACAAGGCTGGGCGCAACAATATGTTCCAGATTTAATGGAAAAAGAGGCTGAGGTTTTCGGCCCAAGAACAATTTCAGGTTTCTTATCACAAGTTGGTGCTGAGGAACCAATGACTGCTGATCAAGTTGTTTGGTCTGAGCAAGGTAGATTACATTTATCTTATAAAGGTAAATTAACTGATACTACTTCTTTCTTAGTTCAAGCTGATATTGATGGTGCTGATTCTGATAACTCAGGTATTTCTAACGGTCATTCTGAAGTTAGACACGGTATTAGAGTTAACGACACTGTTATTGTAGCTGACGCTAACCAAGTTGTTAAGTGTTTAGTTTCTGCTGTGTCTACAGATGATATTACTTTAGCACCTTACGGGGCTACTACTGTTACTGCTACTGACTCTAATCAAGCTACAACTATATTAGTTTATGGCTCTGAGTTTGGTAAAGGTAGCACTTATCACGCGGCTGACGCGTCTGACACTGATCAAAGAGGTGCTAACGAGCCAAGATTTAAGTCATTCAACAATAAGCCTATTATCATGAAAGACTACTACGAAGTATCAGGATCTGATGCATCTCGTATTGGTTGGGTAGAAGTATCTGCTGAAGCTGGACAAAGTGGTTACTTATGGTATTTAAAAGCTGAAGCTGACACTCGCGCTCGTTTTACTGACTACATTGAAATGGCAATGCTTGAAGCTGAAACTGGTTTAGATGCAACAGCAAATACTAACGCTGACCTTTTAATTAACGGTAACGCTAATAAAATTGGTACTGAAGGTTTATTTGCTGCTATTGAATCAAGAGGTAATGTTACTACTGGTATTACTGGTGTTAACGCTGCTACTGATTTAGCTGAGTTTGATTTAATTTTAGCTGAGTTTGATAAGCAAGGTGCTATTGAAGAAAACATGTTATTTGTTAATAGAGCTACAAGCTTAGCTATTGACGATATGTTAGCTTCTATGAACTCTTACGGAGCTGGTGGTACATCTTACGGTGTATTTGACAACTCTGAAGATATGGCATTAAACTTAGGCTTCTCTGG